ATACCAACTATTTCTGCTCCACCAAAGTCTAGGTCAGCTTCTAATATATAATCACCACTAAGTGACATATTTAGAAATTCAGAGGTTGTAGTTATACTTGTAGCCATTATTTACAACCCCTCTCTTAAACTAAACTAATCTGTATATAAGTTGGTGTTGCTTTTAATGTAAATTCTCCATCATAAGAGAAATTAGCAGGAGTATTAAAGTCTTCTCCAATAATAAATGTACTATCCCAAGTCCATTCTCCAATTCCATCATCATAAGCACCACTTTTAGATCTCCAACCTGCAACTTCTGTACCTTCTGTTACTGGAAAGGGAATATCTTGTGCTAATTGTATTCTACCATCTGTAGTTCTATCCCAAGTATAAGTTGGTGTAAACCCTGTAGCTGAGTGTGTAGGAACAACATCTGATACCTCAGTTCCACTACTGTTAACTAATACAACTCCTTGGAAATCATTATATATACTATCTCTAGCTCCATTAAGAGCTGTTAAATCAATCATATTTAAACCTCCTAAAACATCTCATAAATTAGTCTTAATCTATTTCAAATAATCTATTACTTAATCTCTCATCTTCTTCAACATCATCAGCTAACTCCTCTACATAAGGTACAAACCTGTGTAAGCAATTAGGATGAATTACTCCTTGTCTATTAGGTAATGCATTATCAATAGAAGGAAACCTATCACTTTCTCCACTTAAAGAATAAACTCTTCTTTCTAATGGTGCACATATAGGACAAGGATTACCATGAGAAGTTAATTGTACTAAATCTCTCCCCATACTTTCTAACTGATTAAATACACCTTTATTTGTAGCTTCACCTATAACAGTTCTTGCTGACATCTCTGCATACCTTGTGAGCGACCAATCTCGCCCTGCTGAGTCAACAAAGGATGTAATACCCTGCTTAGATAACTTATCCGCTAATTCCTTCTGTGCCTGCTGTATAGTCTGTCCTGTAGTAAGTTTCTTCTTAGCAACTTCTAATTGTATCTTTCTTAACTCATCTTTAACTTGTCTTCCTACAAAGTTGTGTGCTTTAACCATATTATTATAAAAGTTTTGTTGCATTATTCTAACAGCATCTTTGTGTACTTTAGCAAAATTACTTGCAATAGTATAATCAATATTATTATTATCAAATAGTTTTAGAATACCATTACGAGAACTTCTGTAATTAGTAGGGATAGCTTCATTTGAGAACTTATAAACAACTTCATTTAACTCATTTATTTTATTATTAACATCTTTTAATAAGGCTCGCTGAAAGGCAGCCATATTTCCTGCTGTCCTTTTCTTTTTAATTGTCTTAATTAAACTATCTCTTGCATCAGTATAAATTTTTAATAATTGTCTTAAAGCTAAATCTCTGTCAAATGCCACATAATCACCTACCAATCTTAGAATATTGCTTCTAAATAAATATACCTATCAACCTTACCATTAAGAATTAATTCTCTGTCAATAATACCTTCTAAATTAATTTCTCTATTAAGAGTTGCATTAACTATCAAATATCTCTCTATATCAGCATTTAATGTTATAGTACCAATACCTAAACTATCAAAATCAATTGCTTTTACTAATAAACCTTTTAACTGAGTATTAACCTCACTTTTACTAAGTATTAATACTTTATTTAACTCCCTATACACTTCAATAAGGTTTTTATTAGTTATTATATCTTCTTTTGGTAATAGTAATTTAAATCCTGTACCTATTAAACTTGAAGGTTTATAAGTAACAATATTATTATCAACTTTGTTTAAGTCAATAAATATATTTGTTCTATTTATAAGAGCTATTAAATGCCCCTGTAAGGTTGCTGTGCTACTTGTTAATGCTATAACACTATCAATGTATTTAACTGCCTGTATGGCTGGTTTATGACCTTCTACAAGGCTCTGAGAGGAACTTAATTGTATTAAGAGACTCTTACTAATACTAATAGTAGGTAAATACTTATTAATAGAAATATCTTTCTTAACTAATGTAATAATATTATCAGTATTAGTAATAACATTAACTGAATACTTATTAACAGATATATCTTTCTTAACTAAATCTAAACTAACATTTCTACTAACATTAATAGATAGATCAAACTTATTAACATTAACATCTTTTTTACTTATATTTAAATTAATGTTTTGACTTGTATTGATTGTAACTTGATAATTATTTACATTTATATTCTTAGGTGGTGCATTTACTTGGACAATTTTACTAATTCTAATAGTAGGTATATATTCATTAACTTGTGATGTCTTTGTTAGTATATCTATATAAATATTATCAATAGAAATTATTAAAGGTGTATACTTTACAACTGAAACTAATTTTGAAAGAAGATTAATATTAATATTTACAGAAGAAACTATATCAAGTGTAAAAGTGTAACTATCTGTGTTAATAGTATTCTTTAATAGATTAACACTTACATTTTTTGGTTGTAAAGGCCACATCCTTGCTCCATATAAACCAGGGTCAGATGTAACCATTATAGCATCATTAGTAATAACAGTGTTAATTTGACTTTTTAGAGTACCATCAGGGTTTATTCCAAAAACATTATTGTCTAAACTTGAACTATAAACTGTACCGTCTGGGTTTACGTCTATATCTGTTATAGTATTGGTGTGTTGAGAAAATGTCCACTCTAAAACTCCATCACTATTTCTTATTTTATAAACATTTCCATTATAAGTACCTATATAAGAAAATTCATTATCAACAGCTGTTGCCCTAATAGATGATTGGGCATCTGTATTATTCCAAATTAAGTTTCCATTATTATCTCTTTTTTCTAAATTATCATCAACATATCCACCAGTATAAATATTTTTATTTAAATCTAATGCTATACTTTCTGTTCTTGTGGTATTAGTATTAAATTTATACTCTAAATTACCACTAGGACTAACTTTATGAACAAAGCTATCATTATCTGATACATAAATATATTTATCTTTATCAACAGCTACAGAGTAAGTTGCATTAGAACCAGACTCATAAGACCAGATAAGGTTCAAATTAGAGTCAAATTTCTTTAAAGTAGTTAAGTGAGATACATAAATGTTACTATCTAAATCAATTGCAATACTTCTTAATCCAGCAGTAAAATCTTCACTATCAAAGCTTACTGCATCTCCTGTTTCTAAATTAAGTGTTCTAATGTGATTATCACTACAAATAGATGCTCCAATATTAGATTTTAAATTTATAGAAAAGTCTTCAATATCATAAGCATAACTAACATCCCAATAAACTTGGTTAAAATCTTCTCTTAATTTAACAAACTCATTAGATATTGAGCTTGCATAAAAAGGATAAGAAGAGGTTGTATTATGTGTTATTGAGTAAGACTGGCTGGATACTTGCTCTTTAATTAAACTAATTAAATTATCTAAAACAATTAATACAATTTCTGGTGAATAAGTGCTAGTAGTTACTTGTTTATTTGGTATTGAAATATTTACATTTGTTTCTGAAGGAGCTAAAAACCCTCCACTATAAGTACCAGGCTCTACTGCTACAGCTTGAACCCAATCTCTTAATTCACTATATAACCAACTATAGTTTGAACCATCAGTTAATATCTTATGGACAATATCGTTACCTCCACCAGCATAAACAAAACCATCCTGGTCGACTCTAACTACTTCTTTTCTACTAGAAGTCCAGTATGTCCAAATACTAGAACCAGAAGTATCAATTTTTTCTACATGTCCACTCCAACTAGAAGAATAAATATAAGGAGTATCACCTGTTGTTAAATCAGTACAAACATCATTACCTGTTATATTATAATACCATATTTGATTACCATCAGAGTCTAATTTAAAAACAGTACCATTATCATTACCATAATAAATATTACCACTATTATCTATTGTAATACCACGTATTCTATGAACTTTATCTGCAATCCATATATTATTTCCATCATTATCTATTTTATGGAGTTTACCATTCGAATCGCCACTATAAATATTACCGTCTAAATCAATCTCTAATCCAAAAACACCTGTATTATGTCCTGTATATGTCCAAACTACATTACCACTAGAATCTATTTTTCTTACTTCATTATCATAAGTAGAAATATAAATTGTATCATCATTTCTTAAAACTAATGACATTATATAATGGTTTGCTACGAGCCCTCTTCTAACTAAATCTCCTGTAGCAGGGTCTATTTTAGATATTTCACCATTATCATACCCATAATACATATATTCATTTCCATAAGCACCATCTCTAATAGTATCTCCAAAGGGTCTTGTAAACCATAACTCATTACCAGCACTATCTATACCTGCAATTATTCCATCATAAGCACCAGCATATACATTATAATCGCCCAAATATATCACCCACTTTCCTTTATAAGTTAACTAAATTATTGTTTTTCTAATTTTGCTATTCTATCTTCTAATTCTTTTATTCTCTGCTCTTCTTTAGTTAAAGGTATATCTTCATATTCATACCATATTTCTTTAGTTTGTGGGTTAATATAAGCTACAGCTTTCTTTCCCTCTATATTCTCTCTCTTAGGGACACTTTCAACTTCAATACCTTGTTTTATTCTTTCTAAAGGTAAACCATTCTTTTCATCATAAGGTTGGTTGTGTATCATAGTAATCTTAGCTCTAGTTTCTGTTTCTTTCTCAAAGAATACAACTACAGGCATTGTTACTCCCCCTTTGAATTTTTCTTCTGCTCTATTAATTTATCAATAAAATCTTTAGTTTCTGTTTTCTTTTTTGGAATACCAATCTTCATATCTTTACTCATATTAAGTCACCACGTCATATAGACCATTTGCATCTACTGTTAAAGTATATTCTCCATTAACACTTTCTTGTACTCCACCAAAGTTAATATGCTCCATTAGGTAACTATCTGTATCGTCAGTACCTACTGTATAAATTACAGCATGACTAGCAGATATTGAAGTACTTGCTCCAAATGAAATATTATCAGCATCTACATTAATTGTCCCTGTAGCTTGAGTTACTACAACATTACTTAAAGCTTGTCTTGTATAATCAGCGTCTACAACTTCATTAGCAACTATATCTGATACTGTATTATCTGTTTCACTAAAAGTATGATTAGCATCAAGTAACATACATTCTAAATTACCTGCACCTTCAATATCTGGTATTAAAGAATTTAATGCATTATTAAAAAAGTTTCCATATAAATTTACTGTTACTGCCATCTATTATTCACTCCTTATAAAAAGTTTTATTGTTCTGTTCCTTCTTCTTCCTCTTCTCCAGTTTCTCCAAATACTGTAGGAGCTGGTTCTGGAGGGGCTGTTCTCATAGCATCTTGCTTCATTTTATCTAATTCAGACTGTAATTCTTCTCCTGTTTTATTATCAAGAGATTTAATAGCACTTTCTTGTGATATAGTAGCTTTATCTGCTGTTCTCTTTCTCATAATTTCTGCTTGTTCAGCAGGGTCATCTGGTAATCCATCATTCCATTCAATCTTTAAATCAGTTAATTCTGGTGTATCTATTCCATTCTTTCTTTCTAATTCATTAGCTGTCTTAATCATTTTAGGTAATACATCATCAAAAGGTAATCTTTTACGTGAAGTTCTTGCAACACTTCTCATAAGTAACCTTCTCATAGCACTACCACTAGGAACACTACCATTTTCAAATAAACTAAAAGCCGCCGCATTAGTATCTGTTACAATATAAAGCATTTTCATTATCTTATCAATATATTTAAAGTTAGCTTCTAATCTAGCATCCCAAGTTAAATATCCTGGAGGTTCTTCATCAGGCCCTACTTCAAAGTATCTACCACCAACATCTACATTCTCTTCGCCTGTTGTAGGGTCATAAGTACTGTTCTTTTGAGGCCCATACATATTAGGGTCACTATGCCTATCAAGTATCTTAGCTATCTGTGCAAGACGTATATCAAGCTCTGCGAATAGTGTATCTGCCTCTGTGTAATCATCAATCCCATATAAACTATCATCTATCTGTAGATTAGGTACATGGAATATTAATGGTTTATTAACACCTGTTAACTCTTCGTCTCGTTCAATTATTTCTAATATCTCATTATTCTTTAGTATATAAGTTCTATAATCAATTCTACCTGCTTGATGAACTTCTACATAGAGTTTCTTTCTATCCTTATCAATCTTCTCTGTAAAAGCAATTACGTGTGCATTAATCTTATTAATATTACCTCTATCTAATACAGGAAACCAATATTGAGCTGGAACAACTTGGAACTTAGCTTGTCCATCCTCCATTACAACCTTATAAATTGCATCTCCTCTATAACTTTGAGATAATGCTGCTTTATAATTTTTAGTCTTTGTATTATTCATCTCAATAAAATTATCTAACCACTTTTGTGCTTCTTCATCTTCACCTGCTGAATACATTGGTTCTTCACCAAATAATAAATCTGAATATAACTTACTTACTGCTGATGGAAAATTAACTGATATTTGTAATAAATTAGAACTATAATCTAAATCAATTCTCTCCATCATATTTTCTAAATAAACTTCGCTATGTTTTCCTAAGAATAATTTTTTATTGTTGTTATATCTATCTAATCTTTCTTTATGACCTTTTGGAGGCCAATTCTTACCTGTATGTAAAAAATTTATTTTGTCTGGATTTATCATTCACACACCTCCTAAAAACCTTTTGGTTTACCTACAACTCTACTAGCTCTCCTATTTAAAGCTAACTCTGTTAATGCCCATACTAGAGCATCTAACCTATCTGGAGAGTCACTTCCTTGCTCCCAAGTTGTAAGTTGATCTTCTAATTTCTTTAATTTACCTACATGAAAAACTTTACCTTGTTCATATATTGAAGCAATAGGTTCTGCTCTTACACGTTTACCTCTAGATGCTCTAACCTTCTTATATGATACATTTCTACTCTCACTTCTTAAAACACTTTCTACCATATCCCCACCTTGATTAACTTCTGCAATAATAGTATCTGCATTATACTTTTCATAAGCCGCTATAGCTATCTTAGCCCAACCATTAGGAGATGCTTTAGTTGATCTATCCTCTAACACATAAATGTAATTATCTTCTCCTATACCCGCTACTATGATACCTGTCTCATCACTTTTTGCTTTATTAGTTGTTGCAGGGTCAATAGCAACTACAATTTTCTTTAAGTCTGGATAGTCTTTAGAATACTTAAACATATCATAATTCCATAATGCACTTTCATCAGTCTTTCTAGGTTCTTGCTGATATAAAGATAAAAACATTCTATCTAATAAGGTGTTTCTAATATCTTCTAATTCAGATACAGGGTATCTTTCTTCCCATAATGCTTCTCCTTCTTGTCTTCCTAAAATGTCTTCTTCTTTTGCAATTGCTGGAAAATTAACTATATCCCAATTATTACCTTCTTGTTTTAATAACCTACCTGCTAAATCGTCTTCATGCCATCTAGTCATTACCAATACAATAGCTCCATCTGGAGTTAATCTTGTACGTAAAACTGACTGATACCATTTCCAAACTTTCTCTCTATATGTCTTACTAGAAGCTTCTTCCCAGTTCTTAACAGGGTCATCTATTATTGCTACGTTAGCACCTCTACCAGTAATAGGGCCTCCTACTCCTGCTGCTGTTAAACCACCATCATAACCTTCTATATTCCAATTTTTAATAGCTGAACTATCATTTGCTAAAGAAACATCAAATAGGTCTGCATTATCTCTTAAAGTATTTCTAGCAATTCTTGAAAAATCATAAGCTAAATCAGCTGCATAAGAACTCAATATAATTTCTTTATTTGGATTTTTACCTAAATACCAAGCAGGGAATTTCTTACTAACTACTTCCGATTTTCCGTGTCTTGGAGGTAAGAAAACCATTAATCTTTTAAGTTCTCCATTTTCTACTGCTTCTAATTTTTCACATATTAACTCTAAATGCTTTGCTCTCATCCATTTATAATCACTATCATACTCAAGAAAATGTGAAAGGTGTCTTCTAGATAACTCTCTTTTAGCTTCCCTCGATTTTTCGATTAACTTCTTCAAGTGCAATCAACTCCTCATCGGAAAGTCCCGATAAGTCATACTCTACTTCAATTGGTTCTCCGTTATTTCCTGTAACTTCTTTTCTATCCTTATATTTATTCTTCATTTCAAAATAAAGTTTTATAGCTCTTACATTACCATCTTTTGCTCTTTTTATTAAAGATTTCCATATATTAGCTTCTTGACTGTCTGTGTAACTATCAATTTTTCTATCAACTGCTTTTTTAAATTCTTCATCATCTAACCAATCATATATAGTAGACCTTGCTACTCCACATTTCTCTGCGATAGCCTTTATAGAGGTAATGGAAGGGTCAACAAACATAGGTAATGCAGTCATTTGCTTTTTTGTTAGGTTAGCATATGTAGTTTTCTGTTTTTTACTAGTCAATGTAAACACTCCTTCCACTAGGTGAATATATCTTTCCACGCTGTTTTTATTGCTTTCTTTAACTCTTCTATAGCTAATCTTAATTCATAAACTTGTATTTCATATGTATCTTTAAAAGTTTCCCTACATTCGGGACAATATCTATTTATCAACTCATCACCATCATACTCTTTATAACAAAGATTACAGATACTCATAAGATTTATCCCCCTTATAATTTAACTCTAATTTAAAATATTAAATATAATTAAATATCTATTAAAATTAGTTCTATCAATTGTGTTATCAATAGGTCTTTTACTTATGGGCATTCCTAACACCTCCTGTAAGGCTCTCATAGCCTACACTAGGCATTTAAATCTTTTAATAGTGTTACACACCACATTTTAATTAAACCCTCTTATAAGCTGTTCTCATTATAAAACTTGAATAAATTAGCATAAAAAAGAGAGAGCTATTAACTCCCCTATATAATCCTTAACCAGAAATTTATCAATTAAGACCTTCCACTAAAATAATTATGAAGTCCTTTAACATCATCTTTTCTAACATTTCCATTAATAAGTTGAGAAATATAAGAATAGTGAACATCAATTCCTAAACTTTTTAGTTCATCTGATAGCTCCATTAAAGTATAATCGTTACTATAATATTTCTTAAAAATTACAAATAACTCTACATCATCTAATCTTGTATTATGAAATTTTATGTGTTCTTGAGGAGTCATCACTTCTAAATGAGCTGGATTAACACAATTTTTATTACCACAAGTATGATGAACAACTAAACCATCTTCTAGGTCAGTCTGATTATCAAATGTTTTCATTAACCTGTGAACTAATACATGTTCTCCACCTTTTTGGTATTGAGGGTAACCACTACCCATTATGTATGGATATAGGTAACAACCATCTTCTGTAACAGTAACATCACTAAGAATACCCTCTACAACATCAGCTTTAATCTCTTTAAATTTAATCACTTTTATCAATCCCCTTTAGATTAATTTTTTTCATCCCCTTAGTATGTTTTAATAATGAGCTTATTAAATTTATATAAAAATGTATAGATGGAGGAAAGGGGATGTACAACCTCCACCTAAATTTTATTAACTAATTAAATCATCTATGAATTGAATATTATCACTTAAATCAACATCAATACCATATTCTTTATATAGTTCTTCTTCAAATTGTTCTTGATATTCTCTTACATCTTCTGATGGTAAACCTTCCATTTCATCATAGAATAAATATATTTTATTTAATATCTTACTATAATTAATCATTATCATTCACTTTCCTTCTTTTTCCCTCTCTACTACTATTACTCGTATTTAAGGTGCTAAAAGTTTACATTTAAACTAAATTAATTCAAATAAATGTAAATAATTGTCAAATAAGAGGAAATATCAATCTTTTTTAACTAATTTCAATTCTATGTAAACTTTTGAGGGGTAAAATGTGAGTAATAGTAATAGATAGTTATACTACTAAACTAACTAATACTAACTAGCTAATACTACTAATACAAGTAACTCAAATAGAAAACAGAAAAGGTCTTCCTCTCCCAGCGAAGCTGGATGATGGGGCTATATTAAAGGGGTAATAAAGACATTGTCAGACAAGCTGACGAATAAAACCCCTCTTATAGGTGTATTAGATTAACTATTCCTATCAGTATCTTTATACCTTACCTATTAGCTATCTCTAGGAGAACAGATAAAACCTCTAATACTCTCCAATACTACCAATTACTTCTGTATCCTTCCTATTTGATAATCTCTTTGTATAATACACCTTAAATGGGTACGTTTATAGTGAAGGGGTAAAGTTTTTAATTAATTTTACTTATATTTTGCATAAAGTGCCTAAAATATCGTTGTAATAAGTGAAGGGGTAATAGTTTAGTAATCAATGTAAACTTTATGCTATATAAAATCGTATATTAGTATTAGAGAGGATAAATTAAATTAATTTGTGATTTATTTTGCATAAAGTGGGTAAAATGTGGTTGTAATAAGTAGAGGGGGTAAAAAGAGAGAAACTATTCTATTAGAAATTATTTAAATTAATTTACAACCTCATTTATACTTTTACCCTTTTTTATCGTTGTTGTTAGTGAAGAGGGTAAATAAGACAATATTTATAAGGCACAAATAAAAAATAACAAAGGGGATTGATTAATAATGAATAACCAAACTTATAAGATGATGGTAAAGGTAGCTGAACTAGTAGAGGAAACAGAAGAGAAAGAATTAATTAAGATGTATCAGAATGGTAGAGAGAATGAAGCATTAGCTAAGATATTTGTAATGAATTATGGAATGATTTGTAAAATAAGTAATAAGTATCAGAGTATTGAACAAGAAGTAGCTGATAGTATAGCATTAGAAAGTTTAGATATATGTTTAAGAGATTTTAAATTTGAAGGAGCAGCTAGGTTAACTTCATTCTTTAATAGAGTATATAAGAATAAATTAATTAATACTTTAAGAAGAAACCAAGCTGATAAGAGAACATTAGATAGAGATAGTAATAGTATTGAGGCTATTACAGAAGCAACAGAAGGTAATTTTGGTGTAACTTATGAAGATAATAACATCTACTATGAGAATAAAATAGAGTTTGACTTCTATGAGTTAGATTTTCTTACACCTAATGAGAAAGATATACTAAATGAGTTTAATAAGTGTGGTTTTAAGGTTACTAAATCAGATATAGCTGATAGGTTAGATGTACATAAGTCTTCTATTAGTAGAGCTATTAATAGATTATCTGATAAGTTACCTCAATTAAAAGAGGAATTATTTAATAACTAAGTTTTAAGAGTAGGAGAAATAAAATGAAAATTAAAAAGAAAACTCATTATTTTTTTTTTAAGAATAAAGTAAAATTTTTACATAATTACTTATAAATTACAAAAGGGGATGCTTAATAATGAAAAAAGGTTATATTTACTGTATTGAGAATAAGATTAATGGAAAGAAGTACATAGGACAGACTAATAATTTTGAAAAGAGAAAAAAAGAACACTTATACGAATTAAGAAACAAGAAACATATTAATAATCATTTACAAGGTGCTTTTAATAAGTATAGAGAAAGAAACTTCAATATTTATCTTTTATCTGTAGTTAGTTTAGAAGATGTTTATGAGGAAGAGAAAAAATGGATAGAATACTATAATACTTTTAAAGGTGAGGGGTATAACTTAACTATTGGAGGAGAGGGAACTGGTAGTGGAGAAAATCACCCTTCTTATGGTAAACATATTAATAGTGGAGAGAATAATCCTATGTATGGGAAGGTTAGAAGTAAGGAATCTAATTTAAAGACAAGTAAATCACTAAGAAAATACTCAGAGATTAATTGTACTCACGTATTTGAGATTATGAAGCTTTATTTTGAAGAAAACTTAACTCAATCCCAAATAGCTTACTTATATAGCTCTAGTGAGTCTATTATTGGAGAAGTAATTAACTTAAATCATTGGACAGTAGAAGATTTAAGTAAAAGAGAATTAGAATGTAATAGTAAAGGTTCAAAAGTAGGATATAGGGATGTATTTCCTATAATGAAAATGTATTTTGAAGAGAATAAGACTCAATCAGAGGTTGCAGAAAGGTTTAATGTAAAACAAGCGTCTATTAGCAGAGTTTTAAACTTAAATCATTGGACTACTAGAGGTCTTGATAAGAGTAATACCCTCTCAGAGGCTGTATAAGCCTTATATAGAGGAGTAATCAAAAGTATAGTATATTACACCCTTAACTAATATAAACCTCCTTATGGTGGTGTTATGAGCCTTACACAGGGTTCTAACATAAATAACTAAATAAAAAAGAAATGCCCCCACTTTTTACGGTGAGGGCTTTTTCTATATATATATATATGTCTATTCTGGCTTCTTTAGCTCATCTCCTAGTTGTATTAGTAATTCACCCATAATAGGCTCATACTGAGTACCAGGAATTTCCTCTTTCACCTTATCAGCTAAAATCTTATAAAACTTATCGTCTAGATCAGTTTCCATCAATGCCTCTAATGCTTTAGCTACCATTTCATTCATAATCCGTTTTCCTCCTAGTTTAATTAATATTATTAAAATGTACCTTGCTATCCTTACCTTCATTTCATCAGTCCCTAATAACTCATAGTCCAATACTAGTTGATTTAACTTTTCATCATTATACTTTTCAACATTTTCCAACTTTGTATTAGCTATCCTTTTATTAGCCTTCTCTATAAGACTGTCTATACTTTCCTGTTCATATAAGAGTTCATCTCTCTTTATCCTCATTCCTAATCAAACCCTTTCATCCCACCTTGCTTTATAACCTCTTACATCAAGATGAATAAAAGTATTATATTTTCCTATACCATCAAAACCTAATCTCTCTGCTATTTCTTCTAAATCATCAATATCAACAGGAATAGTAGATAGCAGTATGTCCACAGCCTTACCTTGTTTATGAAGACTATTCTTACTTCCTCCAACTTGTCTATTTCTTTCCTCACATCTATAAGCTGAGGTTATAATTAAAGGGACATTTAAAAAATCCCTTAATTGTTGTAGGTTTTCTAGTAATTGCTCATCTATTTGAACATGTTGATGGTCTGGATGAGTACACTCAAACTCTTTTAGATTAAAGTCTTTACTAATTTGAATATTATTCATAATATCCTCCTAGAATAAACTGTCAAATACACCTAATTCATATAAGTAAAGGATAAATGTTATTCCTGTAAATATCCAACTACCATACCTTCTTAAATAATCTTTTACTTGTTTATTAGTCTTCTGTTTAGTTTCTATATCACATACATTTTCTTTTACCTGCTTTAAACCATCTTTCATTTCTTCTACTTCAATTTCTGCTTCTTCTAAGTCTTCTCTCAAACCATTATATTTTACAATTATTCTATTAGTTTCAGAGAGGGAAGCTTCTAACTCATCCATTCTATCCATTAAATTACCAATTACTTCTTTATTAGAGAGAAAGTTCTCATCTGCCAATTACAACACCTCGTTTATACTTGGTTGATATAGTAATTCTTCTTATTCTTTATTTTCTTCTTGCATAATTCTAGTGACTTTATTTAGTAAATTCTCTACAGCAAAACTGCTTGCTTGTGTCTCTTGTGCAAATCTACTGAACAACTTATTTAGTTTTTCCATTGTTTCCTTTTCCATTTTTATTCCCCCTACTTTTTTGAGCTTCTAATTTCTCTTTATCTAAATCAAATTCAGCATTTCTTTGATAAGCCTGCTCTAAGTCTCCTATATCAGTATATTTTCTTTCTGCACCATCCCAAGCTTTTTCAGCGTCCTCATCTTTTCTAGTACCAATAACTAGAATATTATACTCTCCATCTTTATCTGTTTCTATTAGTAATTTATTATCTTCTATATTTCCATATCCACTACCAAAATGGTTTTGAGGATTTACAAATACTTGTGAGTCTTTATTTAAATATTTAAAATAGGATGGTAATTTTATTTCTTTTTGATTATTTTCTACATTAACAGAATACCTATAAATATTATCTCCTGCTGTATTAGTCTCAACTGTACTATGGTATAAGTAGTATTCTTGCTTATCTTTATTTGGATGATGAATTTTAAAGTTCTTAGTTGAACCTGTTAATGTGCCTGTAATATCAACATTTCCATAAAACTGAGCATTACCACTTAACTCAAAATAAGCAGATGAGCTATAATTAGCATCAGATTGAGGTCTAGCTGTTAGTTTTACATTAGTATTACCCATTTCATCTCTTAAATAAAGTCTACCACCAATAGCATAGCCTTCACCTGAACTATAATTACCTTGAAAATAAGTACCTCCATCAAGAAATACAGTATTATACTCATTAGCATTAAACATTTCAAATGTACCACCCTGTAAAGTAGTGTCAACCCCCATTATAACTCTTTCTCCAGTTCCAGACCAATCATATACGCCTATAGTACCTACATCTAAATCATTTGGAGATTGAGTAGTTATTTGTACTACATCATATCCACCATTTATAATTGATAAACCCTTTTGGTCAAATATCATTCCATTTCCACTAGGACTTAAAGTTTCTCCAGCTTTTAAACTACCTTCCAAATCAACTTCACCTGGGAATGTAGCTTCTGTATCTGATAATGTAAATTGAGATGAATTTATATATAGGTTATTTCCATCAAAATCAACATAATTAGTTGAATTACCTAATCTACCTGTAGCAGCAGTTAGTTCACCACCAAATGTACCTTTTGCAGCAGATAACTCACCACTAAATACAGCATTACCGTTTTTATCCATACTAAAATCATCTGTACTAATACTTAATCCTGTATTATCTAAGTCAAAGAAGTTATTTGTCCCAGATTTCAAAGTTATTTGGTCTGAGTCAATATATACTTTATTTTCTGAGCTATCAATTGAGAATATAGGACTACTAACTGTTGTACCTGCTGTGGTATCACCAAATATTCTAAATCTATCAGCTCTTACTGCAAATTCAGAGGTTTCTCCTTCTAAATTTAAACCAAATCCAGTAACTACTTCTGTTCCATTAGATGTTGTCTGTATCTTAACTGAGTACTCATCTGATAATTGCTGTATTTGAGATGTATTAGTAGTACCATCTGGGAATACTTCATTAACTGTAGTTGTTATATCTGAACCATTAGTATCAATCCAACTTCCATTAGAGGTAGAACGACTTTCATTTAAACTAATAGTACTTGATAAACCAGTAGTTAATTTACTTTCGTCTATTACTCCATCTGGAATATCTGGTTCTTGAATACCAAATATTGTTACATTAACAGGGTCAGATTTAGTTTGTTCAAATAAAGCTAGGTTATGAATTGGATTATAAACACTATCATAAGCTCCAACTCTAATATCAAATGATTTTCCTGTTTCTGCTTCAAAATAGTAAACACCATCACCTAATTCATTAACTGATATTTGTATTTTTTGTTCATTTCCAATAGGGTCTCCTGTATCAGGGTCTACCTCTTGAAAGAATAATCTATACCCTAAAATTTCTTTCTCTTCTGAGGTTGTAGAACCAGAACTAACTAATTGACTAGTCTCAGAAAATACATTAGGAAGAGTTATTTTAATTGAAGAAAGTAAAGGTTTAACATCTTGACTAGTAAAGTCTAATTTCTGAATACCAGGATGTTGTATATTTGCTTGCTCTGGTATACTATAATTATTACTTTTATCTTTACCTGCAACATAAAAGTTATAACTTTCTTCCCTTGGAGCTGTATTAGTATCAAAACCTTCAAACTTGTAATTTAAATTCTTACCTTTGGTTATAATACTATTTGAATTTATTATAGTTCCAAAATTAGTGTCATTTAATCTAACAACATATTCATCAAAATGGTTTTCAAATGTTGGTTGCCAACTTAACTTAATATAGTCAGCTCCCCAATATATATTATGCCAAGGAACTGTATTAGGGTCTCTATCAATATTCCCTGCTACAACATTATATTCAGCAGAAGGTTCTGATACACTATCTTGAGAACCTACATGTACTAACTTTAAATAATATGTTTGTCCCATAATCATTTCATCAGCAAAATTAAATTGAGTAGCTTTAGCTTGTTTTGTAAAGTCATAAGTACCTGCATCACTAATATTAATATTTGGAGTCTCAGATACAAATACTTTTGAATATTTCCAACTAATACTATCTGTTATTGGACTATCAAAACTCATTCTTGCACCATTTGCTGTTGGTCTAATTTCTATATTAGCAGGTGATGAAATTAAATTATAATCTCTAACATCACTACTAGAAATAGGTTCAGCTGCACCTGGTCTAGTTTCATTTCTTAACCATTTAGATTGCCCACCTCTAACTTTACCTGTTGCCTGTATTTCTGTTCTTAATGTACTAGTATCATCAGATATACTTATTCTATGTCTTACACTATCTACTGCATAAAAATCTACTGTAGAAGACATTTCTGGGTAATCTAATGTTATAGTGTCAAATAAATCAATCTGTGGAAATATAGGCATATCAATATTAGTCTTTGAAATTAACTCAGATAGGTCATTAATAGCATAATTTGAAAGTCTATCAGCTTCTATATGCTTATCAATCTCATCTAGAAACTTTAATTCCATTGGTCTTCTACCATATTTATCAATTGAGGTCTGATCTTTATTAACAACCTCTTGTATATTCCCGTTACTATCTTGATAAACTACTTTACAAACATTCCTTATATCATTATCATTAATAGATAAGTCTTGTGTATATATATCATCAGTAGCATCAAATGCATAATCAACAGCAGATTTAGTACGAGGTGGTTTTATTATTTGTAATTGCCATTCATCAGCAGTTTCATTGTATCTATAACCCATAAACCAACCACTAACAGTTATAAAGTTTTGTACAGCATCCCAGACACTCTTATACTCTATCTTCTGCTTCTTAACTCCTAAAGGTAAGTTATTAATATCATATACTGTAGGAGGGTCTTCCATATTGTCATTTATAATATTTCTAATAACATTTATAGCTGTATCTGAACCAGAAGAAGCAACTTCATACTCTCCTTCTATATAAGAGTACTGCATCCTTTTAGCGTAATCTCTACCATCTACTTCAACTACTCCAGCACTAGGGTTAGCATCTGCACTATCAATGTATCCTGCAAATATATCATAAAAGGTAGGACTTGTTTCTCCTTGACTCTGTATTCCTACCCTTACAATAACTTGTCTCATAGGAAATAGAAGTGGTTCATATTCATCTCTTCCATCATCATCTACATCAAAATTATTCCAACTAGAATTCTTGTCTTTAGGTGCAAAGTTACTATCTTCATCATTAACTACTGTGAAACTAACTGTCCTTACAACACTATCTGCACCACTATCACCTGTACCAAGAGCAGATACATCCCCTAATTCTACATCTATATCTGATACATGAGTTGTTATATCCTCCCATGTACTACCATCTGGTCTAGAGACCAAAATCTGAGGTATAACTTCCCTATTTGTATTTATCATATATTATTATACCTCCTCTATTGTTAAGGATAACTTTCTACCATCTGCTTGCCATCCACTACCATCTCTAGCTTCGAACTGTGTTCTCTCTGCACTTATATCTGTTATATATACTTGATAAGATACACCTTCTATAACAAATGTACCAGATGCAAACTTAGTTGACTCTAATTCATCAATTAATAAGTCTGCATCCGCTTTCTTCATTGGTCTAGTTTCTAATTCATAAACCTTTTTAGTTACAATAGAGTCTTGCCTCATTTTACCACGTGCTGTACGAGTACGTTCTCCTATAACTTTAGTTGATACATCTTGTGAATAAATATAAGGTATATCTATATTGTTGTATGTTGCTGTTGCCATCTATATCAACCCCTACTTATTCCATATTTAGACTTGTTTCTCTTCTTATTAGCTTTCTGAACAGCTTCATCTACTTTTTGGTTGAAATCATTCATACCATAAACAGAACCATCAAAATGAACATGAACACTATTACCTGTTAAAGCTCCTTGCTGTTCTTCATTAGCTATAATTTCTCCTCTATGTACCTCAGCTATACCACTACCAAGAACTGTTCCACCAACTGCTGCAGAAGGAATATTAATTCCAATTGCCGCCTCCATAGAACGTCTTGCAATCTTGAATATATCTGGTACATTTTGGAGTTCTTTATTCATTTCCTCCATACTTTCAGTTGTTTCTTCTGTACCATTCTTTAAGTCATCTAATGATTGTTCTAAAGTATCTGTACTTACTGTTAGACTTACATAATCTATATCTACAAAAGGTATTTTATTTAACATTTTAATAATACCATTAATTAACAATTCAATACCTTGTGCTACAAAGTTCCAAGCATCTAAGATACCTTTAGCTATTGTTAGAATTACTATACCTACAAATCTAAACACCTTTGCTACAGCCTCTAATAGAGGTTTAAGGACTCTTAATACAGGAGCAAATACTTCTCCTATAATATTAGCTATCTCAGCTAGTACAGGCCCTATATCTTCCATTACTTTAGCAAATGTACCACTATTTTGTACCATAGACATAATTCCGCCTGCAAAATTACCAGATAACATTTCTGATAGTCCTCCACCAGCTCCACCAGCTCCTTGTAAAATAGAACCAGTTACAGCTTTTAGATTACTACCAATCTTCTTCCAGTCTATCCCTGTTACTGTTTTTGCAAACATATTCTTCATATCACTTAGTTTATCGTTCCAAGGTTTTTGAAGCCATTCTTTAGCATTACTAAAAGCACTAAGAGATTTACTCCACATACCTTTAACTTTTTCTTTTAAATCTATCCATGCAACTCCGATTTTACCCATTAATTTAGTCCAAGCATCTTCTGTTTTTCCTGGTAATGGAACGTGTTTACCACTACCTCCAGTATTATCATTACTGCTCTCTGGTTTCCCAAATATTTTATCTATTATATCTTTAAAGTTATTTATTGAGTCTTTAACTTTATCTCCTAAATTGTCTGTTCCTTCAAAAGGTAAAATGTTTCCAATCACATTTAATACATCTACAAGAACATCTAATAAGGCACTAAACCCTTTTCCTAAGATTTCAGTTATACTTGACATATTATCAGACAAGTCTTTTATCCAAGTTGAAATTCCTTGGAAAGAAAATCCACCAGAACCACTTGATAAGCTTGTCATTACTGAACCACCATCTTGGTAACCTTTTGTTCTCATACCTTCTAACATTCTTGTTAGTTGGGGGAATTTATTAACCATCCAAGAAGGCATTACCCATTCTCCTCCATGAACTACACCTGCAACTTTATCTTTTCCTATATCGCCTGTGAGACCTCCTGTTTTAAAGCCATGACCTATTATACTATCTCTACCACCATTAGGGTCTATAAGTGACTCATACAGCCAATTAAGAGGGTTCTGAACGGTATTCTGTCCACTTTGAGCATTATCCCCTATACCAAACTTATTCTGTCCTACATTTCTATTCATCCAATTCCAAATATCAAATATACTATCTAAACCTTTTACAGTAAATTCCCAAGTTGTTTTAACTATATTATTAAACCAATCATAAGCATCTTCTCTTATCCACTTAGCGGCATCATTAACTAAATCAACTGTAAAGAACCAACCTGTTTCTACTGCTCCTGTTAGACCTGGTGCTTTTCCTTCTAACCATTCCCAACCATCTCCAGCAATATCTATTATCCAGTTCCATCCAGCTTCCATCCATTGTTTAATATCTTCCCACTTTTCTCTCCAAGTGGTATTCTTCATCCAATCCCAAGCGTCTCCACTTGTTTCAATTATCCAATCCCAAGCTTCTCCCATCCATTCTAACATTTTATCATAAATAGGTTTTAAATGATTGTTCCATATAGTTTCTGTTTTATCTCTAATTCCACCCCAATTTTCTGTCCATGCTGTATAAAGCATATAAGAAGCGGCGGCAATTGCTAATGTACCTAATACTATTGGTGAAGTAATGACCCCAAAAATAGTACCAAGAATTGCTAAACTCTTTATTACTGTCTCTACTGCAAATGTAAATAAACCTAATCCTGCTACAACAGCTAATACTTTTGAAGTAAATAAGGTGAAGTTCTTTATATTATTTAATACACCTTCATCTAAATTAGATAAGTTCTCAACTATATCTGCTGTTTTAGTTACAACTTTTGTAGCTTCTGGGAGGAATTGCTTACCTAATGCTCCTCTAAGGTTTCTCCATTCACCACTTAATCTTTTTAACTGGTTCTCTAATGTATGACCTGTTCTAATAGCATCTCCTTGGATATGATTTGTATTATCCATTAAGTAATTATATCTTAACTGAACTTTTCTTGCTTGAGACATTTTTTCTACGTTAGCATCTATACCTTTCTCTAATGCATAAGCTTGTAATGTTGCTTGTGTTAAATCTATACCAAAAGTTCTTAAGGGTTTTACCATTCCCATTAATCCACTCTGGATTGCATCAAATGCTTGTTCATCAGCTACATTAAAGAATGAGCCTAAGTCAACAGCTAGAGTTGTTAAGTTCTTTGACATTTGTTCTGTCTGTTTATTTGTACCTAATAAAGGTTTTAATATTGCTTGGTTCATAGCACTAAATTGTCTCATTTGATAAATAGAACGGTTCATAGCACCTGCTGTCTCATCTGCCCAATCATTAATAGCATCTGCTGAGTCTCCAAAACTCTGATTAACTACGTTATTTAATTCTTGTGATGCAGAAGCCGCTTGTACCATATAACTTGTAGCCGCTCCTATACCAGCTAGAGCAGTAGTAGCTACCTTAGCCGCTCTCTTTATTGTTCTTGAAGCAGATTTCATTCGTCTTTCTGCATTTCTCATTCCTTTATCTAAGCCAGAGGTATCTGCATTTATGTGAGCTGTTAATGTTCCGAGATTAATTTCAACCACCTACTTTCTAGCCTTCTACTGTCTTAACTAACATTGCTCCGTCAGCTTTACTAATTTCTCTATTACCTTGTCTCTTTTTATAATTTACATATTGTTTCCATTGTTCAAATTCTGTGACAGGTAAAGCTCGCACTTCATGAGCAAATTTATTTAACCTATCTGCAATTGTGAAGATTGCAAGCTCCTCCTTGTCATACTTTAGTTTTTTACTTCTTCCTCATCCTGTACATTTAATAGGTTAAGAGCGACTTCTCCAACTTTATCTAACCATTTAGCTGTACTAGGTGAGTTAAGCATACTATCAAGGTCTGCTTCATCAAATACTTTCTCACCATCTGGTGTATAAGTACATTCAATAACAGCATACGCTTGCATTTTACCTGTATCTATAGTGTCAAAATCACCATTAGCTTGTGCTGACTGAACTTTAGACTTCTGTAGAATTTTAGTTCTCTGTGCTACAGATGGTTCTTTAACTACTACAGATAATTTATCATTAATCTTAATTTCTTTCTTCTTAAAGTCCTTACTCTTACCAACAGTTTCTTTTCTAATATCATCTTTAATAGACATATATATTCACTCCCTATTTTTTAGTAAATCTTTAATAATTAATTTAAATTTGACAGTATTATATTGCATTTTACAATACCCTCTAAAACTGCTTAAATTGGACATATAGAGCAGTATTTCCTAAAAGGTACTAAACCCTTGCTTTCCAAAATAAATCGATTCTAGACACCATTTTAAGCCTCTGAGAAGGTTATGCAATAATAATAGTTTGTAATAAAAGGCAGGAATTGCACCTGCCTAAATATCTTCTAAAAATCAGACCATCCAAAACCTACACCATTACCATTATCATTTAAAACTAAACTGATTTGTTCTTCTTCTAAACTGTCTACTTCACCATTAACGTTATTACTTTCCATTATCATATACCCTCTAAATATAGGATTATCTGCTCCACCTGGTTGAATTTCAATGATTATAGGGTCACCATTCTCCCAAATATTGAAGAGAATATCTGCCTCAGTTAAATCAGAAATTAACCTTGTAATAGAAGCATTTATATCCCATAATGTAGAGACATATGTTCTGTATCCATTATTACTTTGAGCATCATCATAATTACTTGCATCTTCTAGATTAACAGATTGATCAAGAGTATATTCTCTACCATAACTTATAGTCTGTGTAGGAAAGTACTCTCCATCAACTGTAATTGCTCCAGTCTTTTCTGTAGAGAAAGTAACTTTTCCAAATAGATAATTAATATTTTCTATATCAGAAGAAGGAATTGCTGATGCATCCTCATAAAAAGTAGGCTCAACAGAAGTATCCCAAACCTCTTTAGATGTATCATCTATTTGATATTGGTTGGTTAAAGTAGTAGCAGTCATTGACTCAGCATTAAAAGCTGTAACTGTACCATTTCTTTTAATAACTGTATTGTATCCTGCTGTGCTCATTAAATCACCACCTTGTATTTGAGATTATATTTATACTTCTGTTAATTGACCATTACCTTGAATTGTAACTTCTACTGTCTCTTTATCTGCTACTGCACCAGAATAATTGAAAGACTCAACTACACCAACACCAGAAAATCCTGCTGTACCATCAGGTAAATATTCTACATCTACACCTTCTCTATTTAACCATGCACTCTTTAAAGCTGTAAACGCTGGGTCACTAGGTGAATGTTCTAGAGTTAGAGACATAGACCAATCTCTTAAACCATAAAATCTACTTCTATAACCTGCAACATTAGTAAATTTAGTATCGTCTAGAATTTCCCCACCCATATCCATGCTAGCACTATTAGCAGGTGCTTCATTAGTATCTACATTAATTGTTTTTTCATAAGCTGCTTGACTCATAATTTAACACTCCTTATTTTTAATTTCTATTCCCACTTGGTGTGGGTTCTCTACTTATTCTAAAATTCATTGTCCAAATTGCTCTTCCATTTTCATCATACTCTATAAAACCTATATCACTTTCCATCCAGATACCTACATAGGTGGTAGAATTAATAACTTGTTTAGGTAATCCTAATAAAGCATCTTTTATTTCTACACACTTATCATACCCATTGACATAACTAGAATTTCTAACACGAATTAACACAGTAGGTTGTCCTTGTGAAAATTTAGGATTAGGAGGATAACCACCTGTATCATATAGAGTAATAACATTATTAGGTTTAGCAGGTTCTTTTGATATGTGCATATCTTCCTTAAATACTGCTACACCTTTGTTCTCTAAAATATCTTTTAAATCATTAGCAGGTGTACTCATTCTAATCCACCTTCGCTTTCTTTCTTATTAAATCTACATACTTCATTGTATTATTCTTCATAGGCTCTTCTAAATATTTAGCTTGTCCACCTTTAGGGTGGTTATATTCTACTTCTTCATGTTGTTTAACTGCATATTCTTCACCAAAACCTATTTCTGCTGATGGGTTATCAATAGCTTCAATTATAAGAGGGTTTTTAATTATAGTACCCATTTCAGTACCTTCTGCTATCTGTTGGTTATTAAACTCAACATAACCACTACCTCTAAGAGTACCAGTCATAACAGGTGCAAGTTTAACACTTTCGCTTAATAAGTCTAAACCAACATCTTGTACACCTTCTGATACATCACCTTTAATCTCTTCAATAGCTTCATTTAAATTTCTCTCAACATTCTTTAATCCTGTTAATCCCTCCATTATAACCACACCTTATATCCATCAAAATTACCATCTATATCAACTCTAATAGAGGTTGTTATTACTTCATAACTATCAACATTTAATGGGTCAGACTCATTAGTTTCTCCTCTATATAGTCTAATTGTTTTGTACCTATATGGTAAGTCTTTATTTAACCAAACTTGACTTGTACTAACTACTTCTTTACCCATATTATCTTTAGTTTTATCAACTTTATCTTGCCATCTAACATAAGCAATCTTTGGATTAGACCAAGAGTAGCCACCAAAACCATCAGTTTCTCCTACCCAGTAAGTAGCTTTTTGATTTAAGTAATCTTCTATCATATTATCCCAACCTTACTGTGGACTTTATATAGCCTCTTAGGAGAGATTTTGCCTCTGGACTTACTAAACCCCTACCCTGTTGTTTAAACTTAACTACATCGCTGTTATACGTCCTGCTAGTGTCTCCTATGGACTCTTTCTCTATACCATCTTGTAACTTCTCTTCTAACTTATTATTTTGTTTTATTAGAGCAAGAGCTTCTTCACAAGTAGCATCTAGTAATTGTTGAGGTTTAGTCCCACTCACTATACTTTGGTCTTCTGGGAAAAAGTAATTAGGTGAGTGTGAATAAACTCTAGGAAATTCTAATGGTTGATTAGAACTGGACTTTCTACCAATAAAATTAAGATAATCTATTCTCTTTGTAGCTGTAATTAATGCTTTCTTTTTATCAACATCAGTAGTCTCATTCCAATCAGAATTATTTAACCTCATTTCAAAATAATCTTCTGCATCTTCTAAACTTATATAGCTGTTTTCATCAACCATAATTGTAACTGCCATTTAATCACCTCTTTATCAAATACTTAATATAACAGTACCTTTTATCTCACCTTCTTAATTTTATCTATTAAATCATCCTTCTTTAGTGAGTAATAACCAGTCATGTCTAATTCTTTAGCAATCTCTCTTAACTCTACAACAGTATAATCTTCTAAAGTAGCTTGATCTTTATTTTCTTCTTTAATATCATTACTTTCTTCTTCTACAATTTCATATCCTAAGTCTTTCCATTTTTGGTTGAAGGCACGCTTTGACACGTGCCTATAACAACCTCTTTCTTTAATTGTAATCATCAGTTAACAACTCCTAACTATTTACACAATAGCTTCGGTGTGAACATAAATTCCATTAACTTTATTGTCTGGAGTAAAGATATCGTGATATACTCTAGACTGCATTAACCAACCATCTTTTCTTTGGTTAGTGTTAGGGTCAAAGATTTTTAGTTCTTGTTGCTTAACAATAGGTAGTCCTGCACTTTGATGTACTAACATAAAGTTAATAGCATTTCCAGTGGCAGAGAAACCATAAGTAGAAGCACCATTATTAAGAGTAATAGCATCATTAAATCTGCTTTGAGGTACTTTGATTACAGGAATATTATCATAAGTATCTACTTTTCTATCACCAATTTGTGCCATCTGTCTATCAAACAAGTCAGAATTTCTCATGTTACTAATTGTTTGAGGACTAGCAAATAGATATAATCCTTCTCTTGGTACTTCATTATTATCAATAGATACTAGAGCAGTTTCAATTGCTTCTACTGTATCAGAAACTGTTAAATCAGCATTTACAGTTTGAGCAGTTGGAGCTTTAGCTGCTAGTTGAGCATATCTATAAGCATCAAATTCTGGAGCAACTTTTGTTCTAGCAAATTGACTAGAAGCAAATGTAAATACAGAGTCTAAAGCTTCTTCATTGTCCTGTCTATCAATAGTAAATTCTACACCTCTATCTTGTCCTAGAGAATGAGTTTCCCAACTAAAGTTTACGCTTCCTTCTGGGTAACCTGTAGCTCTATCATAATCTCCTAATCCATCTACAACAATCTTAGGCAGTAAAATTTCTCCTGCACCTTGTGCTTGTCTTACTAATTCGTCTGGAATACTTAATACACTAGAAGTTAATTCCCTCTTATACTGTTCATCCAATAAAGTTGTGTACTTTTGTGCTAATTCAATTGTGTTAGCCATTTAAAATCTCTCCTTATAATTTGTTTTAATTTATTTTAGTAATGTTACATTCTTCCAAATTTGTCTATTTGTTTCTTAGCCCATTCCCTAGTATCAGGTTCATCATTACTTTCACCAGGATTTGTTTGCTTACCAACATCTTTCTTTCCTTCTTGTTCAAATAAATAATCATCAGTCTCTTTTAGACTCTCTAACTGCTCATCTAAACCTTCAATACCATCCTCACCAATAGAAACTTCTTCCATACTCATTAATGCTTTAACTGCTTTAGGGTTTCTTGCCTTCTCTTTTAACAGTCTTTTATCAATCTCTGACTCAAGTCTAGTCTGTTCCAACTTCTTCTGCATCTCTTCTTTTTCTTTCTCATTAGCATTTTGTAATTCTTCAATTTTAGTTTTTAACTCTTCTGATGTAGTACTATCCTCTTTTAATTGATTGAATTGACTGTCTCTTTCTTTTAGCTGAGTTTCAAGAGCTTCTTTTTCTTCTTTAAGTTTCTCTCTTTCTTTATTAAAGGAACTTTTGGTTACATGATTTTCTTCCTTAACTAGTATTACATCATCACCCATTTTACCTTTAACTTGTTCAGCAAGCTCTTCACCTAAAACTTCTACTAAATCCATTAATATTCACTCCTTTTATTTTCTGTTCGATTTTGTTACGGCAGTCTCCTTCTGCCTACAGTCTCCTCAGTTTTCGGTCATAGGATACCAAAAAAGACCAGGTTTAACAATTTATATTATTTTCTGTAATATCTAAGTATTTACTGAGTCCTTTACAACAAATTCTCCTCTACTAATTGTAGATACAAAAGCTTCATTTAAATCTGTATCTTCCAACTTTAATTCATGGTCATATTTCCTTGGTTCTAAATTTAGAGTATCATTTTCATTTAACATAAAGAATATATTATAAATAGAGCTATCTTCCTTATCAACTTCTATATTAATTTCACCTGGATAACTTTTCTGTAAAATTACATCATCTTCATTAATGTTATAAACTACATACCAATGAATTTCATCTATTTTACTTAAATCATTGATACCTGATGTTTTAAAAACAATTCTTTTGGAGTTACCTTGATAAACTTCAAAATCTTCACTAGTAGGTATCATTCAATCACCTCTCTTTAAACTAAATTAGTTTCGTCTACCTGCCTCTAAAATAACACCTCTCTTTAAATCAGCTAATAATACTTCCTCTCTTACAAGTAATATTCTTCTTCTTTTAGAAACATAAATTTGTAATTCAACTTTAGCACCTTTTTGTATTACTTCTAACTGTTGTGAGTTTATATCTATATTTAAATCAATATTAGAACCTTTTTTTATCTTCTCAAGTAATGTCTGTGAATTAATTCCAATACCAATATTAATACTTTCTCCATTTTGATACTTCTCTAATAATGTTTGTGAGTTTATATCTAATTCTAGACTAACATCATTACCACTAGAAAACTTCTCTAATAGTATCTGTGAGTTAACATCAACACTTATATCAACCATAGAACCGTCTGATAGACGCTCTAGGATAGTCTGTGAGGACACTATAAGCTCTAGAGGTACATTAACCCCTCTAGTCTCTATCTGTGGTGTAAACTCCAATACAGGGTAATTACCATCTTCTAATTTCCAAATATGAGTATCCCAACCAGCATCTAGGAAAGTCTGTTTTGTTCTAGCTTCACTATCAGTAAGTGGTGTACCATTACCATTATCTGTAATATCATTATTATCTACATAGAAACAATCAGATACAGTAGATGAATGTAATATATTACTTACAGCACCATCTAAACTGCCAGTATTTGTAGTAATATTTACAGCAAAACAATTTTCAACTTTACTTGTATCCATTGTTCTACCAACAAATACACCACCATACTGGATACTAGATAAATACATTTCAGTATTCATTACTTTACAATCTCTTATAATTCCATTCTCTTCTGTCCAACCTGCAATCATTCCTGCATAATAACCTGTCTGTGGTTTACCATTGTCTATAGTAAGTCTTTCCACTATTCCATTTAAACCTACACCATAAAATAATGTACCCACATTTGAGAAATCTATTCTATAATTACTAATAGTGTGATAGTTACCGTCAAAGTGACCTGTAAAAAATGTTTCACTAGTTTGCCCTATACCAACTATTTCTGCTCCACCAAAGTCTAGGTCAGCTTCTAATATATAATCA